CATTCATCGTAACAGTGTCTACAACTGTCTGTGTACCTTGAACTGTAAGATTACCTGCAACAGTTAAGTTATCGCCTATAGTTACTTCAGATGTACCGTGTCCTATTGTTACAGCAGTACCAGATACTCCAGTACCGATAGATACAGACTCACTGCTGTTAGCTGTATCAACAATAAGATATGCATCTGATCCCTGTTTAATTGTAAATGCAGTAGCTGAGTTATCTGTTACAGCTACATTAATATCAGTATCATCAGCAGAGATAGAGTCAACAGCAATATCACCTACGTTAGTTATGTTACCATCACCTACACTAATTGCAGTAGCACTAAGAGTTCCAGCTAGTGCAGTGTTAGCTCCAGTAAATGTAGCAGCAGTAGTAGAACCAGATTTAATTATTAAGTTACCTGAGTTGTTTGTTAATGCACCATATTGAGTACCATCATCTTTTAGTAGTACATCAGCACCGTCTGCATCTAATATAATATCTCCAGCAGCATCTACAGTCATATCACCAGAAGATAATGCTATAGTTGTACCATCAATGTTAAAGTTATCTATATCAATACCAGCATCAGCAGTAATTTTACCAGTAGAAGTAAGTGTTCCACCTACAGCCGTATTACCGCTAATGTCTGCTGTACCATTTATATCTATTGCAGTAGCCGTAAGGTCAATCTCATCTGTAGCTCCAAGAGAAAGAACAGTAGCACTAGAGCCGTGAATAAATTGTGAAGCATCATTAAACTGTATCTTATTAGTAGAATTAAGAAGTACTCCAGTATCAGCAACATGGGTAAGAGTAACATCTTGGTCATCTCCTAGTGCTATTACAGCCTCATCTGCTAAGTATAAATCACTAAACTCTAATGATGTAGTACCCAAAGAAGCACCATCAGATGCATCAGGTACAAATGCAGTTGTGGCAGTTATTGTCGTTCCTTGTACTGTACTAGATCCAGTAAGCGCACCAGTAACGCCTAATGTACCAGCGATAGTAGCATTATCATCAACCGTGAGAGTGTCTACTTTAGCAGTACCATCTAAAAATAAATCTTTAAATTGATTTGATGTATGTCCTAAATCTATATCATTATTAGTTATAGGTATTATCGCACCATCTTGTATGCGTAGTTGTTGTGTAGCTGCACCACCTACCTCATTATAAAACTCAATGTGATTATTAGAAGTGTCTATCAGTACAGCATTCTTCTGGTCTGCATCTGCTATACGATCTATGGGTGGGCCTTCTGCTGCCGTACCATCGTGTGCGTGACCTGACGTTTCATTAAACGCTGCTAGTAATTGGTTGTATTCTGCATTTATAGGAGAAGCCGATATAACCTCACCGCTAACTATTTGTGCTGAAGATTGTCTAGTATATCCTGCCATTATCTGTATCCTGCATCCTGGTATGTTATGGAGAACCCACTAACACTATAAGGTGCTTGGGTTCCTGTTGATGTTATGACCAGAGATATAGACTTCCCTGATCCTTGTAAATTTGTTTCTAGCACTGGACTAGATGACCCATCAAACGTAAATGACGTAGTATCATATGTACTACTGGTTGTAGTGTACCTTGATAGTGACCCTGCCGTAGTTAAAGCATACGTAGTAGGATCTGGTGTATTAGGATCATCCCAGTTGTAGGCTATACCTAAGTTCAAACTGGAAGACCCCTCTGGTCTAGTAAATAACGATACGTGTTGATATATTTTGCGTTTTTCGGTAGAGTCGAAATATAGAAAGGGAGATGCGTAAACTGCCGTAACATCAGCACCATCAAAAGTATTACCGCTTTCCTGCTTGTATATTTCACCATTTAGATCCCCGTGTAATACTGTCTCTACTTTATTTATTAATCCGCTAGTAGATACAAATGCTCGTATTCCTAACAGTTGACCAAACTCCCAACCTACTCGCCTGTTTGCAAATCTTAGGCCACCTATTACACCTTCAGTATCTGCTGCAGCAGTTGTTTCTGATGGAAAGAAATACCTAAACTGAGACTTGTTATTTATAACTACTGAAGACATATTATCTAGATTATGTGTACTGGGTAATTCTTGTAATAGTTGTTGTATCGGCTTTGATATAGTTTCAAGCTCAACGTCACCAATGTTTGCAGTGCCTTGTATGGGGCGAATGCCATCAGACGCTAAGAATAAAATGTCACCACCTATCTCTATTATACTATCTGTAGCTATACACCCTACGTTAGCTGTAACATCAGATACTGCAAAATCAGCAGTGCCACTACCCGTTACTTTTTTTATCTGTCTTTCGCCAAATACAAATAGGCTGTCTCTGAAAGGGGCCATACCTACTACGTCAAATCCCATATCTAAAGTATTTGAGTTAGTGCCGTATGCATCTGGGTCTGACGGTTGACTATACAGTATTATATTTTTACCATTGTTGGTAGATGGAAAGCCACCATAAAACTTATGATTTTTAAAGTCCGTAGAAAACTTAGCACCTGAAGAGTTAGTAACTGATCCTGCTGCGTGAGTAACTACAGTAGTGCCATTAAAAGTTGCAGGAAAATTTAAACCATCTGTTATAATAACATCTTCAGTGTCGCTATATGCGCTCATACTGTGTCGTACTTTAGTAACACCTACTGAAGATCTGTTAGAAGATATAGTAGTCCAACCTCCTGTATTATATTTCCATATACTATAAAACTTACTGTAGTTTGCTGTTACTGAAGATCCACCACCGCCACTTACTGTAGAGGTAGCAGCAGAAGTAAATTCTACAGTATAACTATTAGCGTCAGGTACAGTAGTAACCTTCATCTCTACGCCGTTAGGAGTTATGTTACCTACGGCTGCACTACCTGAGAAAGTTACAAAGTTACCTACGACTAGGCCGTGTGAGGTATGCGCTACTGTAATTGTAGAACTAGTATTAGATATGGAGAAGGGGTTAGAGCCTAACGTCTGAGTGCCATTGTTTGCAGTAAAGGTTACTGAGCTACCTCCACCAGTAGTACTAGAACTAGCATTAGAGGTAAATACTACAGTATAGCTGTTTGCATCAACTACCGTAATAACCATTTCTACTGAGTTTGGCGTTATGCCTCCAACAGCATCAGAACTTGCAAAGGTTACTCTATCTCCTGTTGATAGCCCATGACTACTATGTGTTACTGTTATTGTAGGGCTTCCGCTAGTAACTGCAAATGGATTAGAACCTAGAGATCCTGTAGTATCTTTTAAATTTCTTCTTACAGCGTAGGGTGTACCATCTAGTATCCATAAACCCATGATAGGGCCTGATCCTGTAACTGACCCATAGTTAGAGTCATAATCAGCATAACCATTAATACGTCTATATCCACCAAACTGAGATACTTCCATATTTAACATTCGTATGGCAGACCCCGGAAGCGTATTGGCAAGAGTTAGCGTATCCTCATTCGTATACAAACCCCCTCTGGAGTTTACCAGAACATCTTTTAATGCGTCTGCCATTAAGCATTACCATGTGGTACATTTAGGAGTCTGCCTACCCGTGTATCTCGTACATCTGTAAATCTGTTAATTAGTATAGTACGCATTCTCTCTATACCCTCATCAAACTTAGCCTTAACTACGGCTGCCTGTTGGGTATTGTCTCTGAACATAAAGGAATGATATTGCGCTCCATCTATTACTACGTGTTTAAATGCGTCAGGAACTGACATTGTATCTGTAGCAGAAGATAGATCTGTAGCATACGCAAAGTAGCTATAGCTAACGCTATACGTAGCATCTGGTTTTGGAGTGAAACCTACTTTATTATCTAAGGTGCGGTATACGTATATAGGCTGATCGTAGTCTCCTGTACCTGCCTCTGCATCGCGCTCAAAGAAACGCTTTAGGTACGAGTCATAATTTATTTGCTTTAGTACCCTTGCACCATAATTATTATCTGCATCATAGTTTATTCTAAACGAATCCCAATCTGCAATTTTTAGATCCGTAGCTAACGTGTACTGATCAGTGCCTACTACTAGGTCTAGTGTACCTGTAGTGTGGTTAAACGGAAACTCAAATTCTTTTTGTGATATTTCTTGTAGGGAGGAATTAACTGCATCTTTAACTACGGCACGAAAACCCGTGACATTAGGAAAATCAGTTGCTGTAACCTCAACCTCATTCATTCTCCTTAACGTATCATTTACTAATGTAAGGAATGTTGTAGCCATGTATCATCCAAATTAAAGACAGGGGTAGCCCTATTT